AATCATCGAAAGAAGCATAGGGCCTGTGCCCCTTATCAACCATTCTGCTGACACTTCCGGGAAAGACTGAAGTATGGAGGTGACGCAGTTAAGATTAAGAGCGTTGATTCCCTTGAGCATTCGGTCAAGGGTCGGTTGGTTCATACCGCATTTTATAGCGAAGGCTCTCGTAGAGAGTCCAAAGTGGTCTTTTAGCTGTTGAATTCGAGCTATCATGGGTTGCTAATGTTAATAAAATTTAAAAATGGCCATTATAACACGAACTCGTATTGCGTATAATACCAATTCGTATTACCTTTGCATCATCTTAATTCAAACATCGCAAAGATAGCGATTTTGGATGAGATAACCGTAACTGTAATCAATAAAAATGACCGCTATGGCTACATATATCATCGGAAAGGAAATCAGTGCCCCCATTTGGGGAGGCCACAAGCCCGCTCTGCTCACCACTTGGAGCGAGTTGAAGAAGCTCGGATTCAAAAAACGTGACCGCTCATTCGGAGTCATCGAGAACGAGGACGGCACCAAGACGCAGGCACTCTACTTCTATGCTGTCAAAAATTGCTGCTCCCTCTCCGATGAGCAACTGAATAATTGCCGCTTTCAATGGTATGTGATTACAGAGACCCTTGACGAAATATCAGACTAATCAAATTTCAATCAATATGACCTCAACCGAAGAAAAAGTTGATGCCATCCTCGACGCTATCAGTCAGGACATCGCTGAACGTGAGAAAATGGCCGACAATGCCATGAACAGCCTTGAAAATATGAATACAACTCTCGAAGAGTACAAGGATGCCAATCTTCAACTTGGTGCCAATGTCTTTGTCATCCACTATCTAAACCGCATCAAGGAAGCGGTAATGGAGCGCGACATTAAGAAAGCCGAGAACATCATCCGCTTTCACTCCTACTATCAGCACCACAAGGGCAATCTTGACGACGGACGGGATATATCTCTCGGTCAAGCTGCCCTCGCAGTCACTCTCGACGGCTATGTTGAAAGATTCTTCGATGCCGAATAACCCTCCCAAGTCAAACCAAATAACCACCAACCAATATGGCAAACAAAATTTCATACCTCTACACGGCCCACGATAAAAAGTCTTTCGACTTCTTCGCTGCGGATGCCGTCAAATGCGGTGCTATCGTCACCATAGACCCGGAAAAGCAGACCATACTGCTGACTACTACCGAAGATAAGATGACCGGCACGAGCGATGACCCGGTTTACAGCCTCCGCGAAATCATTCATGCCAATGAGCTTAATGTAGTGGCTAATCTCATAGTTGCTGACCCGGATCCAATTAAGGAGATAGCCGACCTCACCAAAAAGAATGAGGCTCTGAAAGCCGACCGCGACAGATATGCGAAATGGCATTCCGAGGCATACGCCAGAGAAGACCGCATCAAAAAGCAGGTCGCGGCAATCGCTGTCCTCGTCGATGCCATAGGCCAGTAACCCTCCGCCCAAGTCAAACCAATTCACGGCGCTCTGGAGTGAGCAATGCCGAGGGCCAAGAGAGGCCCGGCCCCGAAAGGGGTTGCAACCGGGAGTGTATATCATCTCAACTGGATAGAGGCTCGCTAACGAGAGCGAGTGGTTGCAGGTTCGAGCCCTGCCACTCCCACAAGGTCAATGTAATTCGCGATTAGCTACCGCGATGACCGAGAGGATGTAGCGTAATGGCAGCGCAACGCGGATCCGGTAGGTGCAGGTTCGACTCCTGCCATCCTCGCAAACAAAGAAGAGTACCTTGACGTATTGGGAATTCCGCTGATACAGCCCGGACAAGAGATTGCCGGAACTGTCAGTGATGAGCGGTAGCCGATAAAGAAGCAGTCGAGTAGGCCGAGAGGCGAAAGACACTTTGAGACGGGTCGGTGCCGCGATAAGAAAGAACCATCCGTGCTTATGCCGATAAATGACGGATGGCGGGTTGAGTCGTGTCCGCCCGTGGTAAATGGACTGCGTAATAACCGACATCTAAGGCTACGGCCCACGATATAATCAAGAACGGTGTATGACTCAGTGGTAGAGCACTCGCAAGAGGAGCGGCGGTTCGAGTCCGCCCACCGTTCCAAACTAAATTTAACCGATATGGAAACTAAAGAAATTAGAATCGCAACCCTCGGCATTACTGAGGAGTTCAGAAATATGGAAGTCGGAGAGACGGTTCGTTTTCCACTTTCCAAATATAAGTACAGCACCATCCGCGCTACCCCCTCGACCTCGCTTGTAAACGAGCGCATAGAGGAAGGCCGGAATTGGAAAACACAAATCAATTACGCCGACAAGTGCGTGGATGTCATAAGAACAGCATGAGTCTATGGGAAAGTTTCACACAACAGCGTTGAATCCGGAGGCCATCATGCTTGAAAACATCTTTGCGGTGATGGCCGGCGAAACATTCAGCAAAGACCTCTCGGTAAAGATTGTAGGGGGTGTAAAGAAATTAGAGGACTTGATAGCCTCCGGAGCTATCGAGGCCGACAAACCAAATAATGTGCAGAACGGCAAGTGGCACTGCAACGCCGCTCAGGTTCTGCGAAACTGCCGGAATATGAGAAAAAGAAAATAACCACATAGGTACAAGCCCGCGAGGGTGAAATATTTCGTCAAATACTGATTGCCTTTGAGTGCCCGTGAGGGTCGCGGCATCATCTTCATTCAAACCCCGACAGCCGGGCGGGTAATCTCGGCTAACTTGGACGGTAAGTTTAGATGGCTGAAACACTGTTGAGGCGCGCTGACACAGAGAGGTGGGTTCGACTCCTGCACCGTCCACACCCCAATGAGAATAATATCATTAACGCCGGATGGTCTGTGAAGATAGTCCGGTTTCTTACATGGGAGATTGGCAATCGGCGAGTGCCGCCCCTTTTGGAAGGGCGTAGGGTAATAGAACGCGAGGAATAACCTACAAGCAGGTTCGACTCCTGCTCTCTCAACTACATCATCATAACACATCATCAAATGGATAAACCGACAAAGACATTGCGCGTCAGTGCCGGGACTCGTATCTATTACTTCGACGCGCATAAAGACAGCAAAGGTCAGCCTTATATCTCGGTTTCCGAGATACCAGTTGACCGTAGTCCCGGAAAGAAGCAGCGTCAGCGCATCTTCATACATGACGAGGACATTGACAAATTTTCAGCCGCTTTCGCCGAGATAGCAGACCACATAAAGAATGACTCTGAAAGATGATCCGCTTGTTTTACTCGGCTGGAGCTGCCCGTATTGTGGAAATCCAACTAAACTCGTTGACGACACACAAATCTACGGGCGGTCATACGGAACCAAATGCTATGTCTGCCAACCGTGCGGTGCATGGGTCGGATGTCACAAAGGCACGGACAAAGCACTCGGCAGAGTCGCGAACAAAGAACTGCGACAACTGAAACATCAGGCGCATGAGGCTTTCGACCCGATATGGAAAGACGGCTATCTCCCCCGGTCAGCGGCCTATGAGATGCTGTCAGTCGCGTTCAGCCTCCCCATCGAGCATACCCATATCGGAATGTTCGATGAGGAAATGTGCCGGAGAGTAATAAGCCTGTCAGAGATATTTCTAAAATACATCAAAAACGATGGCTAAACAAATCGAACAAGGCAAGTTCCTCATCATTGAGTGTACCGCCGGAGAGCTGATGAATGCCGTAGGCTCTGACCTCTGCATCTGCGACTGGTGTGGCAAACCTTATTTGTCCTCGGACAAGGGATGCTATATTGCAGCCCTTAATCAGTGGTATTGTGAGGAATGCTATAATGAGTGGGCGGAGCAAGCCACATGGTATCCCGAGGATGCCGATGTAGAACGAACAAATTTTGAGTTCTACGCTCCACGATTAGGAATAAGGATATGAATGACTCAATAGAAAAATCAATCCTAAATCAAATGTGGATATACACGGCGGCTCTGAAAACGATCCTGTTTCTCAAACTCACCGATAAATATGCGGCGCAGTTTGACCAGACAATCGACAATCTCCAGACATCGGCTCACATGCTGTTGATGGAGACCCGCCGGCAAGAAAAAGAGATTAAAATGTCAGTAAATGTTAAGGCGTAAAATGGTGCTCAATCTGTTTGTGTAACTAGCTAATTATGACTAACTTTACTATATATCAGAAACAAAGATATAAACAAGTCAAACCAATAATTCTACCGAAATGGAAGAAAACAAAATCACAATCAACTCGTTCATGAGTGCTGAAATCAACGAAATTTCAGCGGCACTCTCCGAGTTCCAGGGCAGTCTTGAACAGCCCAAGCTCGAAAAGGAGGTCAAGGTAAAAACCAAGACCGGTCTCGGCTATTCTTTCAAGTATGCAGACCTCTCGGCGTGTGCGAGAGCCGCCGCTCCCGGTCTGAAAGAACACGGACTCTCGGTTTCCCAAATCATCAGCGAGGGCAAGCTGATAACCCTGCTCTCTCACAAGAGCGGCCAGTGGTTCAAGAGCGAACTATATCTGCCCACACAGAGCGCCGACTATCAGGCATTCGGCTCGGCCATCACCTATCTGAAAAGATACTCCTACTGCGCCATTCTCGGAATAGTTGCAGATACGGATGATGATGCCAACTATGCCTGCGGCAATCAGGCGGAAATGAAAGACCGCAGACCTCAGTCCACAACACAAGTCGCTTTCACCGGCGAACAGCTCAATCAGGCTCTTGCCGAACTTCAAGCCGTAGATTCCTCGGATGCCTTTCAGAAAGTATGGGGCAAATGGGCAGAGTCAGTCCCGGCAATGTGCATGAACGGCACGGAGTTCTACAAGGCCGCGTGTGAAATGAACAAACGCCTTAAATCCGCCGGCAAATGATAGAGTTCAAGCAATCCCCTGTAATCTTCGATGAGGAGGCGCACAGCTACATGCTCGGAGAGAAAAGGCTGCTCGGCATCACGGGTCTTATACACTCAATCCTCGGATTGGGTGTATATCCCGAGGCCGACCCCTATGTGAGAGATTTCCTTATACCGAAAGCCGGAAGCCGAGGCACCGCAATTCACCATGCCATTCAGACCTACGATGAATTAGGCATAAGGCAGACCATTCAGTCGGTCAACACCCGGCAGGGAGACCGCTACGAGGTGATGGAATGGGATGTGAGCCGCGAACTCGACAACTACATCCGGCACCTCAACGGTTTTGTCGCACTCGCCAACGAGTTGACAGTCTCCGACAATGACAAATATGCCTCACAGATAGACAATGTGTGGCAGCGTGTCAGCACAAACGGAATATGGCTCGTCGATACCAAGAGCAACAACCTCGACCGCTATCCGCTATGCGGCTACTTCAACCCTGCATATTTCAACAACCGCGAGGATGCCCTCAAAGAATACCTGTCGTGGCAGCTCTCAATCTATGCGGAACTGTTCGAGGCCGAGAATCCCGGTCTGAAAGTCGAGGGATTGGCCTGCAACTGGCTTCGTCAGGACAGAGCGGCGTTCTGGGTTATTGAACGAAAATCGCCGGAACTTGTCAAAGAAATTCTATCAACAGAATATATGTTCACCGACAATGGCCCGGTATATTTCCACCATGACCAATCGGTGTTCGGCATTACTCCCAATCTTCCGGCTACAACCAATGAAACGGTTCCCATTGTTCCCGAAGATGTCATCTCCTATGTGGCCGACCTCATAAGGATAGAGAAAGAGACCAAGGCCAAACTCGATGAGGCGAAAAAGGCTCTCAGAATGGCTATGGAGCAACACGGCATAAAGTCGTGGGACAGCGGATTGTTCAAGGCCACTATCGCCGCCGACAGCAACAGAGCCACTTTTGACTCGGCAAGGTTCAAAAAGGATCACCCCGACCTCTACGAGCAATACATCCCCAACAAGCCCACAAAGGGCGGGTTCACCCTCAAATAACAAAGCAATGATTAAGTTTTCAGCAACCGCCCTCATTCACCACATCTCGCCGGTGATTGACATTCCATCCCGGAATGGCGGTCAGAGTTTCCAAAAGCGAGAACTGATACTCGATGACACTTGGACTAAGGACGGCAACACCTATCCCAATTTTGTACTCATCGAGTTCTCCGGCGACAAGATGGCTCAACTTGACAGTTTCGCCCCCGGCCAACGTGTGACCGTGGAAGCCTATGTCAACGGCAGGGAGTATCAAGGCCGATACTTCAACACCATCAAGGGAATGTCCGTGGCACCATATCAGCAACAGCAGACATCCCACCCGGTAGGCCAGCGTCCGGCCCCGGCGCCCGGCTATCCGCAACAGCCACAATATCCTCAGGCGCCCGGCTATCCGGCACAAGGGGCATATCCTCCCAGTGGCTATCCACAGCAGCCTCAATATCCACAGCAGCCAGCCTCCTATCCAAATCAAGGTGGCTATCCACAAGCACCTGCCCCGGCGCCGATGCCCGGAACACCGCAAGGCGGTAATCTCGGTCCCGAGGGTCTGCCGTTCCGCAACTGATGGCCGACGCTATACTCACCAAGCGCGACGGAGTGGTGAGCATGGACAAATCATTCGAGTATCTATGCTCACTGCTCCGGAACGGTGTCTATACGGTAAGGATAGTCAGAAAGACCGAGCCGCGTACCATTTCACAGAACTCATTGATGTGGATGTGGTACAAGTGCATGGAGGATGCGACGGGCACTCCGAAAGAGGATTTTCACGACTATTACAAGGCCAAGTTCTTAGGCCGCGACGTGGCGGTAGGAAACAAATGGGTGAGGGTGTTCGGCAGCACTACCGACCTCAACACCCTGCAAATGACAAACTATCTGGAAAAAGTCAAGGCCGATGCCGCTACGGAGTTCGGAATAACATTACCGCTCCCTACGGACAGACATTATCAGTCATTCGTTGACGAATACAAGGTAAGGTAACAATCGGGTGGTCTAACGGCCATCCGATATTTTTTCACAATAATTTTCTAACAATGAGTATCAAAATCAAAAAAGCCAAACTGACAAAAGGTGGTACGGTAGAGGCCACCTATATCGACGAGGACGGCAACGAGATTACCCTCAAAGGTAAGAACACCGTCCACGTGGACCTAAAGACGCGCCTCTCGGAACTGATACCGTATTTCGCCGAACTGACAGAACAGAAAGAGGCGGAGCGTTACGACTGGGACAATCCCGACTGTCAGGGGAACATCGACCTCATGCGCCGCCTTGATGTTTCCGGCGTGTCGCTCGGTGGCGATGACAACTGCCCCATCGCGACACTCACCGGCCGGCGCACGCTGATGACCTCGAAAGTCCTAAACCTCAACACTCCGCCCACCGACCTCGATGCCGATGACAGCGGATGGCCGAGAGCCGAAGATTTCCGCTTTGCCATCGATGCCTTCTTCTATGAGGTCGAGCAATACATACTTGAACGCAAATGGGCGGTCAAGCAGGCAGAGCTGGACTTCGAGAATGAAGATGATCCGTTTGCCAACGCCGGGATAACGACTGACGTGGCGCCCATCACAGAACCCGACACCACGAAAGACCCGGCTGAACAAGTCGCATAATCCATGAAACCTATATACGTTACCGAAACCCCCGGCACGTTCAGGCTCTCCTTTGAATACAATCCTGCTCTGATAGACCTCGTAAAGAGGATACCGACCCGGCAATGGGACGGTTCGGAGCGTGAATGGGTAATCAAAAAGGAGAGTCCGCTGTTTCCGCCGGGATATGATTCTCGGTGGTATGTAGAGCAATTTGCGGCATGGGCCGTCAACAAGCGGTTCTGCTCCCACATAGCGAGACGTAGCGAGACCCGCGACATCGTGTATGACATACCGCCAATGAAAGAGTTTGTGGGCGACCACTACATTCTTCCACCGTTCACGCCGTACTCATACCAGTTGGAGGGTGTTCGCTACGCTTTGGACAACAAGCGTTGCATCTTCGGAGATCAGCCCGGCCTCGGCAAGACACTTCAGGCCATTTGTGCTGTTGTCAAGGCACACAAGGAGGCTATGACTTACGGCGAAACATTCCCGGTACTCGTGATATGCCCGGCAGCGCTCAAAGTGAATTGGAAACGTGAGTTTAAGAAATTTGCCGGAATCGACGCGGTAATTCTCGATGACTCCAACCGGGCGAGTTGGGAGAGGTTTTGGGAATTGAAAAAGCCGGACGGCGAGGCTATATGCCCGGTATTCATAACAAACTACGAGAGCCTAAAAAAATTCTTTGTCATAAAGGTAAAGACTTCATCACGCTTTACTCTCGCCTCAATCGAGTTTGACGAGCGTGTCCGGCTTTTCAAATCTGTAATCATCGACGAGAGCCACAAGTGCAAATCGTCAAAGACCCAGCAAGCCAAATTTGTAGAGGGCATCTGCCGTGGCAAAAAATGGATTTTCGCACTTACAGGCACCCCGGTAGTCAACAACAATACCGACCTGATCCAACAGTTGAGAATACTCGGACGGCTCGATGACTTCGGTGGGTATAAGTATTTTGTCTCCCGGTTCTGCGACGGCCCCAAACAATCTTCCAACATGAAAGAACTGCATTACCGCTTATGGTGCTGCTGCTTTTTCCGCAGGGAGAAACAAAAGGTGCTTACACAGTTGCCCGACAAGATGCGCCAGTATATCACCTGCGAGATTACCAACCGCAGGGAATATAAGGATGCCGAGGATAATTTCCTCAGATACCTGCGTCAGTACAAAAATGCCGATGATGACAAGATAGCGAGGGCCATGCGTGGTGAAGTCATGGTGCGGATGGGCATCTTGAAAGAGATTGCAGCCCGAGGCAAGGTCAAGGCGGTTGCCGAGTTTATCCATGACGTTATTGACGGAGGCGAGAAACTTATCATGTTCGCATATCTCAAGGAGGTTGTCGCCGCTCTAAAAGCCGAGTTCCCTGATGCTGTAACAGTAACCGGTTCTGACAATATCATTCAAAAGCAGAATGCCGTTGACCGTTTCCAGAACGACCCCGAGTGCAAGCTCATAATCCTCAACTACAAGTCCGGCGGCACCGGCCTCACTCTTACGGCATCAAGCCGAGTCGGGTTTATCGAGTTCCCCTGGACTTACAGCGATTGCGAGCAGGCCGAAGACCGCGCCCACCGCAACGGACAGAAGAACGCCGTTAACTGCTATTATTTTCTTGGAGAAGATACCATTGACAAATATATGTATAAGGTCATTCAGACCAAGAAAGACATAGCCAATGAAGTTACCGGCACCACCACACAGATTGACGAGGATATCGTCAACAATGTAATGAACCTATTCGGTGCCCGGCTATGAAAAAGAATTTCAAATGGCTGGTATCGAATGGCCATGTACTGTTATTGCACCGCACAGTCGGTCTCTTTGGTGAGCAGTGGGAGTGCTTTGGCAATTTCGATGACAGAGACGGCAACGCGGCCCGTGGCAAGCATATTATTAAATTACTCAACGAGTGCGACAAGCACACAGATCATCCTAACGACAATGACTGAGATCGAAATCTTATCACAGGAGCAGGGATATACAGAGTCAAAGATACAGCATATATGCGTCTGTTGGTTCCGGCAGACATTCCCCCATGTAGGCAATCTGCTGTTTTCAGTTCCTAACGGCGGATGGCGCGGAGCCAGAGCCGGAGCCTCGATGGTCTATGAGGGTCAGGTCAAAGGAGTGGCCGACCTCATACTCTTGTTCCCGGCAAAAGGCAAAGCCAGCCTCTGCATAGAGATGAAAGTCCCCAAGGGGAAAGGGAGCCGCGCCGGAACCCAGTCAGATGAGCAGAAAGAGTGGCAGGCTCTCGTTGAGCGTAATGGCAGTTCCTATGTCGTCTGCCACGGCCTCATCGAGTTTGTCAATGCCGTTTGTTCCTATCTGCATATCAACCCACAAAAATATATAGACGAGGCTCTAAACAAATATCCGTTGTACCGATGACCTATATCGAGCTGCTTAATTCTTTTTGGGATTCTACGAGGTTCAATCCCTGCTCAAGCAATGAGGCTATGATGTATCTGTATCTGCTACATCAATGCAACATTCGGCGCTGGATTAACCCATTTGAATTCAAGACGAGGGATCTGGAGCTATCGCTTGGATTGCCTCGTAAGACCATTGCGTCCATAAGGAATAGGCTTAAACAGCGCGGTCTGATAGAGTTTGTGAATGGGGTCGGCAAAAGCCCGTCGTTATATCTGATTATCGGAGCAAAAATCACAAACAAGGATTTGCAAAAATACTTTGTCGTTACCTCAAGTAACAACAAAAGTGACGACAAAGGTAACGATATAGGTAACAACAAAGGTAACGATATAGGTAACAACTCGGCGGATTCCACCTTATATATAGAAGAAAAAAGAAATAATACAAAAGATAATCCCCCTAACCCCCAAAGGGGGAAAAGATCGAGAGCACCTGTCGAGGACGGTCTTTTTTCTGAGGGAGAATTGGAGAAGATGAAGCCCAAGGGAGTCAAAGCCTCGCGGCTCACTGAATTTGTACCTCCATCCCCCGAAGATGTCAGGAATTATTTCATGCGCCGTCAGGCAGACATACGCCTCCCGGATTGGGAAACCGAGGCCGATTCTTTTTTCAATTACTACGATTCGCAAGGGTGGGTTAAGAGCAATGGTCGTAAAGTTGCGAATTGGGAAAGCCTTGCCAACGACTGGATATTGCGTAAAGAGAAAGAACTAAGACAACCAAAACAACATGAGCCAACTATTACCTATCAGCGACATACTCCCGATGACACCCTTGCCGACGAACAGTTCAAACTTGCCCAGCGTATCCAACGCCGGCGCAGTCGCTCAAATTTCCCCGGCGGCGAAGAACCTTCTGGCAACCTACCGCAATGAGGATGGTTTTCTTGCATATTTCAATCCCGGCAGGCAGGTTGCGCTCACAAGAGACCTCGCAGTCACGTTCAGGGGCAATGCTCCGAGCCTCGGTCTTGTGGCAACGGCTTTCGGGCCGGATGCCCGCGACAACTGGCTTGACATCCAGATAACCGAACTTGCCGCCTTCTCCGGCTGCAAGGATAAGCTGACAGACCATCAGATACAGTCTCTTATCGACATTGTGGCCGAGGAGTATCACTACTTGAAAGTTACCGAAATGATGTATTTCTTTCGGAAGTTCAAGGCCGGCGACTATGGCAAATTCTATGGCGCTGTGGACCCCCTGACAATCACCTGTGCGCTAAAAGAGTTCTGCGATGACCGGCGGACAATATTGAGCCGGTTAGAGAAAGAGGAAGATGACCGGCGCAAGCGTAATGACCCTGAATATATCAGTTGGTTACGAAAGTACAATGCCCATGAACGCATGGTGCGCTTCTATTCTCTCAACTTTCGTTCAAGAGACTTCACACTCGATGATTTTAGGGAAATATGGTGGCTGTTTAATCTCGGTTATGAAAGAAAAGACCATGGATATATCGAACAATAGCAAACTCACAATAAATTGGCATACAAGAAATGCAGAGGCTATCCGGCTGATTAGGGAGCGGTTCAAAATACCCTCATATACCACAGTCAACGGATGGACACCATGCGAGATTGCGCCGGAGGATATGCCGATGTTCGAGGAAACTGCCCGTAGGGGATATTTCTCAATATTGCGCAGGCCGTGGAAGCGTGTCGGTGATACCTACACATGGCGATAAAATGGTGTAAAAATGGTGGCCATTCTGTTTGCAACTCTTGAAAAATATGCCTAACTTTACAGTATAACAAACTACAAGTCAAACCAATAACAAAACCTTATGGACTTTCAAAAAATCCCATTGGATGCGGTGAAACCCTCACCGATGAATCCGAGAAAGACATTCGATGAGGAGGCAATCAAGGAACTCGCCGACAACATCGAGAAGCAAGGGCTTATTCAGCCTATCACGGTGCGCACCAGTCGTCAGAATGAAGGCTTTGAAATCATTTGCGGTGAGCGCCGCTATCGTGCCTTCTGTCTGCTCAAAGTCAAGGAAGATGAAATCAATGTTGCGCAGACAGTAGCACACCGCAAAAAGTATGACCGTTTCCAATCAATTCCGGCCATAATCCGAGAAATGACCGATGAGGAGGCTTTCGACGCTATGATTACCGAGAACCTCCAACGTCAGGATGTGGACCCGATGGAAGAGGCTTTTGCCTTTGGTCAACTAATCAAGGCCGGAAAGTCCGCTGAGGAAGTTGCGCTCAGATTCGGCAAGTCTGTCAGATTTATCCAAGACCGCATCAAACTCAACTCGCTTATCCCCGAATTGATGTTGGCTGTCAAAGAAGACCGAATGAGCATCGCGGCGGCTATGCTCATAGCCAAACTCGATGAAGAAGATCAGAGCAAATATGCCGGGGCTTATTCTGCCAACAGTAGCGGCTACACAAAATCCAATGCAGAGAGTTTCATCAATTCCCTGTTCATGTCGATTGAGAAATCACCCTGGTATCAGAGTGACAATCAGGCGGACGAGGACTTTGAGGGTGGATGTGGCCGCAAGTGTTCTGAATGCTCTTTTAACACGGCCAATCATGGCTGTCTATTTTGGGAAATGAAGAGTCAGGATGCCGGACGCTGTACCAGTCGTGAAAATTTCACCCGGAAACAAGTCGAATTCATCATCCGCTCCGTTGAAGAGTATGCCGACATACTCGTAAAAGCAGGGAATCCGCTGGAGAGTGGCAAGATGGTTATCATTCAGCAGAACGAGTGGTGTGGTGAATCGACAAAGCAACTCAAAGATGCTGTGTTCAAGCGTGTTCAGTCGCTCGGATACGAAGTAATCAATTACGATGATGTGTTCCAAAACAAAGTGTGTTACGAGGCTGATGACCCGCGCATCAAAGAGATGCTTAAGAAGGGCGAGTGTTATCCCTGCCTCTCGCTGTTCCGCTACGGCACTCCGGAAGTTAAAATCGAACATCACCGCATAAAATCCACCAAGCAGGCAAAAGCCGACGGCACCTCTGAAATCTCCGCCACCTCGATAGAGGCAATGAAACTCGTTGAAAAATACAAGCGTGCCGAGCAAATCCGGCAAGAGAAAATCGGTGAACGTATGCGTAAGTTCTGTGATACCGATGAAATCAAAGCCTACGCCGCCGACGGCACCAATCCTCTTACTTCCGACGAGGAAACGGCGATGCTCGCTGTCATACTCGCTCAGATGACAGACTGGAGGTGTGAGGAACGCGCCGAGTTTTACAACATTCTCGACGGTGAGAAAATGTCATATCTGCGAGATACTCCCGGCATCCGCAATATCATCATCCGTCAGGCACTCCGTGAATACATGAAGTCTCATGCCGACGGCCTCGGCTCATGGCTCCACGCCACAATCCTATCCGAATGGAACAAGGACGAGTGTCAGTTTATGCGTGACCAAGAGGAGGAAACTGCGCGTACAAAACTTGATAAGATCGCCAAGAAACTGAAAGCACTCGGATACAACACCGACGGAACGCTCATAAAGTAATCCACTCCTAAACACATCATCAACTATTTGCGCGGCATGACTCACAAGGCTATGCCGCCAATTTATCATGCACCAATGGATTACAATGAATTTCTAAAATCCAAAATAAAAATCTCTGAGGACTTCGGCTTTAAGGTTGAGATGGGCGAGATTAACCCGAAACTCAAACCTCACAACAAGCTCATGGTAAAGTGGCTTGTCGAGGGTGGAAAGCGGGCCTGTTTCGCATCTTTCGGCCTGCATAAGACTGTAACACAGTTGGAGGCCGTGAGGCTCACACTTGCAAAAATAGGCAGTGGTTCCGGCCTTATTGTCTGCCCCTTGTCTGTAAGGCAGGAGTTTGTAGAGGACTCAAAGAACATTCTCGGATGGGACACGGCGCCCCGGTTCATACGGCGCCCGGAAGAAATGGACGGTGACGGAATATATCTCACCAACTATGAAAGCATACGAGACGGCAAGTTGGATCCGAAGCTGTTTGTCGTGGCCAGTCTTGACGAGGCATCGGTTCTTCGTGGTCTCGGCGGCTCAAAGACATTCCGGGAGTTCATGCGACTGTTCACCGGCGACGGCGGCCCCATGCAGGTGCGCCGTCAGGCAGAGCGTATCAAGTTCCGCTATGTAGCCACTGCCACACCCTCACCAAACGACTACATAGAGCTGCTGGCTTATGCCGACTTCCTCGGCATTATGGATGTGTCGCAGGCCAAAACGAGGTTCTTCAAGCGGGATTCGACGCACGCCGACAACCTCACCCTCCACCCACACAAAGAGGAAGAGTTCTGGCTGTGGGTATCATCGTGGGCGCTGTTTGTCAGCAAACCCTCTGACATTACCGGCGACGAGAAAGACGACGAGGGTTACATCCTGCCCGGCCTTGACCTCCGCTGGCACGAGATACCGACCGACTACTCAAAAACGAGTGTCGATAAATACGGCAACCCTGTTCTTTTCGCGTCCGAGGCTATGGGATTACAGGCATCGGCCAAAGAAAAACGGGAGAGTCTGCCGGACAGAATCGCAAAGATGATGGAGCTGAGAGCCGAGGATCCCGACGCACACCGCATCATCTGGCACGACCTTGAATCTGAGCGCCACGCGATAGAGAAAGCCATTCCTACGGTGAAATCAATATACGGCTCCCAGGACTATGAGAAACGAGAGAAGAACATCCTCGACTTCTCGTATGGCCGTATCCCCGAATTGGCGGCCAAGCCTGTTATCGCCGGTTCCGGCTGCAACTTCCAACGCCATTGCTCATGGGCCATATATCTCGGCATCGGCTACAAGTTCAACGATTTCATACAGTCCATACACCGCCTTCAAAGATTCCTTCAGACGAAGATCGTAAGGGTTGACCTCATATACACCGAGGCAGAGCGCGGAGTCAGAAAGGCTCTTGAAACCAAGTGGCAGAACCATAACAAACTCGTTCACAACATGACAGAAATCATAAAGAAATACGGTCTCTCCCATAAGGAAATGTCGGCGCACCTCGCCCGCAAGCTCGGAGTCGAGAGGGTCGAGGTATCCGGTGACGGCTACCGCATAGCCAACAACGACAATGTACTGGAATTGCGGGACACGGAACGCTATCCCAACAACTCCGTGGGGCTGATTGTGACATCCATACCATTTGCAACACAGTACGAATATTCACCCAATTATGCCGACTTCGGCCACTCGGAAAGCAACGATGAGTTCTTTCAGCAGATGGACTACCTCACCCCGAACCTCTACCGTGTGCTCCAGCCGGGCCGCATGGCGATAATCCATGTCAAAGACCGCATCGTGCCTATGGGCCTTAGCGGCATGGGTTGTCAGACGGTCTATCCGTTCCACTGCGACTGCATCCGCCACTATACCAAACACGGCTTTGCCTACATGGGCATGAAAACCATCGTGACAGATGTGGTCCGGGAAAACAATCAGACCTACCGCCTCGGCTGGACTGAGCAGTGCAAAGACGGCACAAAGATGGGAGTGGGTATGCCGGAGTATCTTCTCATCTTCCGCAAACCGGCCACTGACAGAACCAATGCCTATGCCGACATCCCTGTTGTCAAGGAAAAGAAGTGGTGGAACGAGCAGACGCGGCGATGGGACAATCCCGACGGATACAGCCGCGCCCGCTGGCAGATGGATGCCCACGGCTACACACGTTCCTCGGGAGACAGGCTGATGACCCCGGAGGAGATAGCGAAGATGGACCACAAATCAATCTTCCGTTTCTTCAAGAAATATTCGCTCAGCGAGGTATGGGATTATGACTACGTTGTGAAAGTCGCCGAGGAGCTTGATCTGCATGGGAAACTTCCCACGGGGTTCATGCTGCTCCAGCCTGGTAGTTGGACTGATAACGTATGGTCAGACGTAGCCCGGATGCGCACCCTCAACACCATTCAGTCGGTCAAAGGTAAGGAGCAGCATCTTTGCCCCCTGCAATTCGACATCGTGAACCGAGTAATTGACCAGATGAGCAATCCCGGTGATGTAGTCCTCGACCCATTCGGCGGTCTGATGACTGTTCCTTACTGCGCCTTGAACAAAGGCCGCAAGGGCTGGGGCATAGAACTCTCGCCGGTCTATTTCCTCGACGGCGCCCAATATTGCGCCCAGGCCGCCGTGAAAAAAGACGCTCCGTCATTGTTCGATTTCCTCGATGACGAGCCGACCGAAGAGGAAGATAACGACCTGCCGGAGCCTCTGCTGACATGAAACGCCACGGAACCATCTACTCAGAGATGACCAACAAAGGGCGGTGCTCCACTAAGTATGTGAAAGGGGCGCCGCCCGTCTACTGTTTCCGATGGGTTGCCGAGATAACGGTCTATGGCAAACGCTATCGGTTCCGGTCAACCAACTACGACAATGTCCGCGCATGGCTTAACGACATGGTGGAGAAATATCGAAATCTTTAACCCTCAAATATCACCTGTAATGAAAAATTCCGGTCAGACAGGAGTAGGCTTCATGGGCCTGCTCTTCATCGTGTTTCTCGTATTGAAACTAACCAAAGTAATAACATGGTCATGGTGGTGGATCACCGCGCCTCTGTGGGGCCCGGCTGCATTCGCCATAGTAATCTCGGTCATCAGCATCGGGGTTTATCTTTTCAGCAAACGTAAACGCTGACCGCTATGACCGCCCACAACAAATCGCCTCCCGGCGTATCAGAGAACAGGCCGCGAGCCTTAAACCAGTCATTCACTAACCCCAATCTTTACCAATGGCAATACCTCTGAAAAAATTCGCAGTGCAATGCGAGGAGGTAGCGATTGCCAATGGCACGATTACTCCGTTGTCCTCCCCCACGACATCATTGTACGACATCTCCCGGAAATGGCGGGAGTTGTGCAATGCGACCACATTCAAGAGCCTCGGCCTTGACGGATGGAGCGAAAAGGAGGAGGGCGCCGCCGAAGTGATAATTGCCGCATTGACCTATCTTCAGCGCATTGGTTGCAAGGATATAGAAAGACTGCTCCGGGAAGCTCTGGAGCATCAGCGCCGGCAAACATTGTAGGTTTTGTCAATGACTATTCGTGATGAAGTTTTGTGATGAAGAAAGAAATAGCAATGACAGAAATAACAATTTTAGCAATCGGCCTCTTGGACTTCAACAAGGGGCAACTGAAAGGACTCCCGAAGAATCCCCGGTTCTTTCGGGACTATCGCTATGAGGCGATGAAAAAGAGCATCCAGGAATCGCCCGAAATGCTCGAACTGCGCGAACTCATCGTTTTTCCATACCCGGAAGGACGCTATATCGTCGTTTGCGGCAATCTCCGTCTGAGGGCCTGCAAGGAACTCGGCTACACCGAGCTGCCCTGCAAAATCCTCAACCCTGAAACCGACGTAAAGAAGTTGAGGGAGTATGCCACAAAGGACAATGTGAACTTCGGGGAGAACGACCTCGATGTGATGAACAACGAGTGGGATAAAACCGAGCTGGCCGACTGGGGCGTGGAGTTCGCCCCGGAGAAACCGACCGATGAGTTCAAGGAGCGGTTCGACGCGATAACGGACGATACCGCGATATATCCGCTGGTGCCGAAGTATGACGAAAAGCATGAGCTGTTCATCATACAGTCAGCCAACGAGGTTGACAGCAACTGGCTCCGTGAGCGGCTCGGAATGCAGCGCATGAGGTCTTACAAGACCGGCAAGGTTGGCAAGAGCAACGTGATTGACGTAAAAGATGTGCGTGTCGCTTTGGAGGGCGAGAAGAAATGAGCCTCAAAATCGTTATCCCCTCCCATAAGCGGCATGACCGGGTTTTTGCAAAGAAACTCGTGAACGACCCCATAATCTGCGTGGCCGAGAGTCAGGCAGACCTGTACCGACAATTCAACCCCGAGTGTGAGATAGTGACACACCCGGACGATGTGATCGGCCTTATCCCGAAACGAAATTGGATGGCCCGGCATTTCGGCGAACTGATGATGCTCGATGATGACGTTCACGTTGTCAAGACTCTGTTCTGTGAGAAAGGAGAGCCGGGAACAATCCGCGACCCCGACACGATTACGGGCATCATCAACTCCCTGTACGAATTGGCCTGTATGCTCGACGTCCACATCTTCGGGTTCACTTCCGCCATCTCGCCTGTGATGTATAACGAATGGGGATATTACTCCCTGTCGAAGATGATCACCGGATGTTCCTACGGCGTGAGGTATAACAAGAACGTGTGGTGGAATGAAGAAATCAGGCTCAAAGAAGATTTTTGGATTTCCTGCTACATGAAGTACAAGGAACGCCGGATACTCACAGACCTCCGCTATAACTTTGCTCAGAAAGGCACGTTTGTCAACGCCGGAGGGCTGGCCGCGTTCAGGAACCAGGAAGAGGAGCGCCGGTCAATACTGTTCATCAAAAAGCACTTCGGGGACAGTATCAACATCAAGGGCGCGACCAACAACGGCAAAGACAAGACAAAGCAGCTTGTGGAGTATAACATCTCCTGTAAGTTCAAATTCTAACCTGCTGATTAACCGATGAAAATGGCGTTAAAATGGTGTTCAATCCGATTGCACATCTCGCCAATTATGGTTAACTTTACTGATATAAGGATAACTAAATTAGCAAGTTATGATAATACGAACAATACATGGATATGACTTCTTCGAGGTCAGCTCCGCAATGCAGAAAGCAATCCGGCGAGCCGATGCCAGAGTGGCGGGGTTTTTCGCCCTGGAGCTGTGGCACAGCAAATACCGTGACTATGTGTGGAAACGGCTCTTTACAATATCTGCCGAGGACTGCCACGGCCTCATCACCAAAGAAATCGAGGCATTGTGGCAGGGGCATGAGCTTGTCAACAAGACCGCAGCCGAACCCAAAGGCCGCATCTTCGTCAGCAAGGCAGTGCTGTTGCTATGCGACTGCCGGAAGAGCCGTGACGCGGATCACCTGCAAAATCTGGTCTATGACCGTAACGATGTCGATGTAGAGAGGTGGATTGAAGATGTGAGGGCGTACCCCATCGAGATACCTCCATATACATTCGATGTTCACACCCGAAAGGGTAAAAAGAGAGGACGAACCAAAGCAGAGTTCTTTCGGGAAGAATACGAGGCGTTGCAGCCGAGAGTCCCCGGACTGTTCGATGACCTCGTACCACCTCCACCAAGCAATATTTTTGACGGCCCGGCATCAGATGTCGAGCCGTCGTAGTTATTAACCCTCAAACAAATTCTATCATGAATTTCGGAAAAGCAATCGAAGCCCTCAAAGCAGGCATGAAAGTGGCCCGCAAGGGCTGGAACGGCAAAGGGATGTTCCTTTGGCTCAAACCTGCGGCAGTGGTAAAGGCAGAGTGGTGCAAAGACCCTATGCTGAAAGCTCTCGCCGAGGAGAACGGCGGCGAGATTCCTGCACTCGGAACCATCTGCATGTTCACCGCCAACAAAGAGATACTGTCGGGATGGCTGGCATCCCAGACTGACATGCTCTCGGAAGATTGGGAGATAATCGGAGAGTTTGATTTATGAACATTAAGCAGCCCTTTGACCCGGCACTCATTCAAAATATGGGTGCCGGGGTTATTCCTCCATATCAGGTCTCAATGCCTGATTTCGGTATAAACATTCGCAAGCCGGAGCCGAAAGTTCCCAAGTCATTGACATCTGACGAGTGTGTGAAGATGTTCGGAGCGCGTGAGGCAGTTCTTATGAACTTCGTGCCTCAGATGCTTACGGCTCTCGCGCTGGAGCAGGCCGAGGAGTTCATAAAGTATTGCCGAGACAATCGTCTGAGCGAATACAAGCGTCACAACCGCGAAATGCGCAAGTGTATCGACGAATACAATCACGAACTCCGAAAGAGTTATGGCCGGGCATGGTATGCCTATCAGAACTATCTGGATCGTCTGCGTCAGACAGTGGCGACAGACCTGTTCAAATGCTGGTGTACTTTCACCAACGAGGCATCGCGTCAGTATATCGGCATAAAGCACAAGGATATTCCGGCCCGCGTCTGCTTTATCAGAATGCTGCTCACTTTCTGCGAGGACTTCGACAAGAATATGGATAAGATGATTGCCGAGCGGCTTGACACGCCCTGTCACCGCAAGCAAGACCCTTATGTGTTCCTCATATCGGCGCTGTGCATGGATATTGTCGAGACATTGGGACAAAAGATGCAGATAACCGACAACATGACGCTGTGCGTGAAAATTCTGGCCAACCGCTGCAATCACGTTGTCGATGCGATCATGGCCGAGGAAGATGCCTCCGAGGGTTCCAAGTCTTGACAAATATTGACAAATGTTAAGGTGGCAAATCGGTGAAAATCAGACGTTAAATGGTGGCCATTCTGTTTGCACCACTCGTAAATAATGGCTAACTTTACAGTATAACAAACTAAAAGTCAAACCAATAACCACCATAGCAATGAAAACAATCGACGACCTCAAAGCCCTGATTCCTACCATCGTGGAACAGTTCTCAAAGAACGAACACGAAATCGGAGAGTCTTATTTTGAGCAAGACGAGGACGGATGGGGAAAATGCAATGATTACACCGACAATTACTTCAGCTATGCAGAGGACGGATGGCTCATCGAAGTATCGTATAAATGCTGTGGAGAATATGACAATGACCCCGGCGATTATTGGACTCCTCCCTGCTGCGACCTCATAAAAGCATGGGGCGAGGTTACGGAAATCACCGCTTCCCACTATGACGATGACACCGATGAAGAGAGCGAGTTCAGCGATGATGATCTGAATGAGCTTTGGGGCGCCCTCGACAACGAACTGAAAGATATAGCATAAGTCAAACCAATAAACATCACCATTATGAACGTGAAAGAACTCATCAAGGAATTGCAGAAACTGCCTCAGGACATGGGAGTGAGGTATGCGGTTGACAAAGGACGAGGCCGCCGTACCCTCTGCGCCATCAACAAAGTGGAAATCATGCAGAACGCATGGGCCATCCTTAAATTCCAAGACCGATGAACAGGAAAGAGAGACAAGAGGCCCGGGCGGAGCGATACCGCCAATATGCAGAGAACGCGGAACGCCGGGCAACAGCGGCATTCAATGCCAGCAGTGCCGCCGTTGACGGTATTCCTGCCGGCCAGCCTATCCTCGTCGGCCATCACTCCGAGAAAGCACACCGCCGCGCATTAGACCGCTCACATAGTGCCATGGGGCGCAGTGTCCGGGAGTCAGAGAAAGCAGCCTACTACCGACAGAAAGCCGAGGCCGTCGAAAACAACGACAACATCTATCTCGGCGACGATGACGCGATAGAGAGGCTGGAGGCTAAAATCGCGGAACTGTCGGAACTTCAGGATAGGATGAAAGCAACCAACAAGATTATCCGCTCCAAAAGCATGAGCGATGCCGACAAGGTTGCAGCCCTTTGCGAACTCGGCTATACAGAGCCATACGCCACGAAGTTTGTTGCAAACAACAATCAGTTCCCGGCTTACGCGCTCACCAATAACAATGCCAAAATCAATGCCGCCAAAAAGCAGCTTGAGCTGGCAAAAAAACTCGCCGACAAGGAAGATAGGGAGTATGAGGCCGGAGACCTCACCATCGAGGAATGTTACTCCGAGAATCGCGTCCGCGTACATTTCCCCGGCAAGCCGGAGGAGGAAATGAGAGTAAATCTGAAACGGCATGGTTTCCGATGGGCGCCGTCATTAGGATGCTGGCAGGCATACATTAGCCGCCGTACCCTTGATTTCATAAAGGAAATAACAAAGTCAAACCAATAACCAGAATATTATGGGAAATAAAATCCATGTGGCCGAAGTGTATCAGGTCAAACATCACATCTTCGACAACTTCAATGGCAAATCTGATGTCATCAACCGTATGCTCGCCGAGAACTGCCCCGGCCTATCATGGGAGGGAGAGGACGTGGAATGCTCGGAACGCCTTGAGGTTCCACGCGCCGAACTCGGCGACCTTATCGCCAAAATAGCCTCCGACAAGGAGGATTTCGAGAAATGGGCAAAGCTCTACGACATCAAAGAAAGTGCCGACGAGTTTATTGCCATCATCGCCAAATGGATTGCGTTCAGCGACCAGCGGAATGATTTCGTAGTCCTCTCCTGGCACTAATCACAAGTCAGACCAATAACCAACCAAAATGACAGTAATAGAACAACGCACGATGGACGCAATACAGTCCATCAACCGCAAAATGCGGGACCAATACGAACCCGATTGGGAACAGCGCCGCTATGAGATAGCACTTGCCATGTTCGCAAGTCCCCACTATGTCACGGCAGAAGAGGCTGTGATGAACGCAGATGACCTTATTGCAGAACTGAAAAAGCAGCGAAAAAAAATGATTATAAAGCCTCAGGACATAGTGAACCTTAGAGTTGGGGGTAAAATCGTGGGCGTGACAAGCGGGTGCTTTGATTTGCTCCACTTTTATCACCTCCGCTATCTGGAAAGGTGTCGTGCGCTATGCGATTTCCTTATTGTGGGGGTTGACTCCGATATACTTGTTCATGCTAATAAAACAAGTGGCCGATGATTCCAGAGCATCATCGGATGGCAATGGTTGACGCCCTCAAGTGTGTTGATGCAACATTTCAGATGGAAACCATCTACGACAATGCTAAGTTTTTCCCGATTGCCAACAAACTTTTCAAGAATGGAGGCACAATCTATGGCAACAAGGTTGAAGTTCCGGAGGGCGTAGAACTAATAATTGTTCCAGATATTGAAGAAGTTTTCTCCACAACCGAACTGATAGAAAAGATTCGCAGACAACAACCATAATCGCATAAATAATGAGAAAATCACATCAATGCACAAGGATCTGTCCCTTATGTGGTAAGACAATAATCTATACCGAATGGCATGAAGATGGGACTGACTGGCTCGGTCATCATCGGGGCCATCCCGATAGTGGAAGAGATGGGTATGAATGCGAGTGCGACAAGATTTCTTTTCCTAAGATGTGTCATAACTGCAAATACTATCAAGGGAAAGGGTGCATAAACAAAGCGGTACTTGATAAATACCGTGAAGAAATTAGCAAATCCATGCCTTTCAATGTATGCGAACTTGCAATAGAGATAAAACATCCGGAACGTTCTTGCTCATTCTGGGCGATAAGAGATTCCGTCATCAATAAATTATTTAAGAACCAATGAGCCGCGATTACGCCTACTGTGTCGGGATTGGTTATTTCAACCATCCCGACCTCTGCAAGAACTGCAAGCGTCATATCCCTTTCACCCAGCCCTCGGACGGTTGTCTGACATGGACTATGCCGCAGTATGACGAGAAAACGGGTAAATGTCCGCTTCATGAACCAAAACCCTCGGAAACGAATGAAGATAACACCTAAAATTCAATTTGTATCAGGCAGTTTCGACACAAAGGATGTAAGCCTTGTGTTGGTGCCATCTGACAATCACGGTGTAGTATCACTGTGCGTGAAAGAACCCGATAGTGGCTGGAACATACCCATCGGAGAAATTAAAATATATAGCGGCGACCGATATGTGGACTTCAAGGCCACTCTCGAAGATGCTACGAAATTCGGTGAGGAAATATGCCGCAGATTCAATGAATTTCCACAAGAGCAAAAATTATGAAAAAGACAATCGAAGAACTGGCAGAATGCTTTGCCGTAAAGAACGTGCCTCAAATAGAAAACATGGTCTATGAATCAGACGAGGCTTCTATATTGGACTACATAACCGATAAGACTATCAAGTTCGCAAAGGACATACTCTCCCACCAATGGCGCAGCGTGGAGGACGAGCTGCCGGAAGAAGGCGAGTGGGTAATCATCTATGCAGGTGATGACGGAATACAGACGGCTGTATGGAACGAGCATTACCAATGTTGGGACGATGACGAGGGTGACGATGTGAAGTATGAAAAAGATGTAGTCACGCATTGGATGTCAGTCCCAGAACCACCTTCAACCGACAATTTTCAGCCATGAAACGCTGGACACCACAAGAAGAACAGGAATTGCGAGAGCTTTACGGGTCGATGACCGCCGAGGCTCTCGCAGTTCGTTTTGGCACTACGAAACTGGCATTGTATCAGAAATGCTATAAGCTCGGATTGAAAAAGGAGCAGCCGAATAAAATCCACCTCACGCCTCAGCAAGAGTTATGGATGAAGTTGCATTGGCCGCACATGTCGAATGAAATATGCGCCTTGATACTTGGAATCAGCCCTCGTTCCGTAGTCCGTCAGGACCGGAGGCTCGGACTGCGAAAGACGGATCAATTCATGCGCGAGTGTCAGGCACACACCTCAAAACGAGCCAAAGAGAGCCATCTCAAAAACGGCACATATCCGGCAAAGGGTTTCTACTCTCCCAATCTCCAGAAAGGCGAGGCATACCAATTCAAGCCGGGTCATAAACCAATCAAACCACCATTTTGAAATGAATATCGGTCTTATTGATGTCGACGGGCATCACTTCCCCAATTTCGCCCTCATGAAAATATCGGCATGGCACAAGGCTCACGGAGATAGTGTTGAATGGGCGGTGCCGGACTTGTTCGGCGACGAATATCACCGTGTGTATGCCTCAAAGATATTCACGTTCACTCCTGACTTTGTGGGGCGGTATGGCTGTGAGGTTATAAAAGGCGGCACCGGGTACGACATTCATAGCAAGCTCCTCGAGGAAATCGACCGCTCAACGGCGATGGATTATTCCATCTATCCGCAATATCCGTTCTCGATCCAGTTCTTTTCTCGCGGATGTATCCGCCGGTGTCCGTTCTGCCTCGTCCACGACAAGGAGGGTGTCATACACCCGGTGGCGCCGGTGCAGCTCAACCCAAACGGCGAATGGATAGAGGTGCTTGACAATAATTTCTTTGCCAATCCCGAATGGAAAGGCGCTATCGACTACCTCATCAAGACCGGGCAAAAAGTCAACCTGCATGGAGTTGACATAAGGATTATGAACGAGGAACAGGCATATTGGCTCAACAAGCTGCGTCTGCGCCGGAATATTCATATCGCGTGGGATCTGCCGTCACTCGACCTTACAGACAAACTCCGGGAAGTCACACGCTACATCAAACCGTACAAGCTGATGTGCTACGTCCTTATCGGGTTCAATTCGACCATAGAGCAGGACATGTTCCGTATCGAGACGCTGCGGTCGTTAGGCATCAAACCATACGTCATGCCTTACCGCGACTTCGAGAACAGCCGCACGCCGTCACAGTATGAGAAAGACCTCGCCCAGTACGTCAACAAGCCGATGATATTCGAATCATGCTCCTTTGCGGAGTTCTCGCCTCGCAAGGGGTTCAAATGTTCCACATACTTAAAAAGCAATCCATAATGGGCAGACCACATGGAAACGGCATCGTATCTCTACATGATGACAAGGAAAGCAATCATGGTTTCTTTTGTATGAGATTGGCCGACTATATCCGCAAAGAGATACCAATCGGCGACAACCTCCACGGCACCCTATGGCGTGTCAGATTCGCCCAGGCAAAGGCCGGGAAATGCGCCTATCGAGGCATATGTCCCAATTACGCTAAATCCAAACCACCATTTTAACAACCTCAAATCAATCATAACATGGCTGAATATCTCGACTATCAGCTCAAGGCAGAACCCATGACCGCCGGAGAGCTGCGAAAGAAAATAAAGAACCTCCCGGCAGACACGCCAATCTTCCTTGTGACAGACAAGACAAGCCCGGACGCATGGGATAATGACAGAGAGCGATGGCGCTATGCAGTCCCCCTCGTATATGCTCAGAGGGAGAGGAACCGTGCCGAAGATATGTTCGGCGAAGATGAGCTATGTCTGCTGCTCGAAGTTGAGAATCCCTAAACGCTATCAACATGAAAATCTACATATCAATCCCTATCAGCGGCCGACCGCTCCACGAGGCCAAATATCAGACTGAGGTCATCAAGGCAAAGCTGGAGCATCACGGCCACGAGTGCATCACCCCATTTGATGTATGCCCGGCGCCGGATATGCCTTACGCCTACTACATGGGGCGCGACATCGAGGCTCTGCTGGCCGATGACATTCATGCCGTCGTGTTCGGCATCGGTTTCGAGGACTCCAAAGGCTGTCAATTGGAACATGCCGCCGCGACAATCTACGGCAAGCACATAATCTACCAGTCATGTTTCTACATGCTCAACTTCGACACATTAACCGTAAAATAATCATAATCACAATGAGAAAAAAGTACCGTATCAAAGCCACCATCAACCCGGATTATGTCAATCCCTGCTACAAAGTCCAAGTCCTGCGCTGGTTCGGATGGGTTGACGTCAAAGTGTTCTATGACCCATACGACCGAGACTTTGCCCGGCGTGAGGCAGAGGAACTATTAGACAAACTCAACGAGGAATAATCATGAAAGTAGTAATCACTGGCGGCGAGGGCTTTATCGGCAAGGCTCTCGCCGCTGCTCTCGTCAAGCGAGGAGTTGAGGTCATCTCCATAGACCGAAAGAAAGGCGTCGAGGCCAAAGACTTTTTCGATACTGTCCCGGATCTTGACAAGGCCGACTGTGTGTATCATTTGGCCGCCCAAACATCCGTGTTCAACAATGACATCGACCTCATCATGTATGACAACATCACATCATTCATGGCCGTGTGTGATGCCTGCAAGCGTGCCGGCGTAAAGCTGGTGTATGCTTCATCTTCGACGGCCAACGGCCCCAACACGACATCGCTCTACGGCATATCCAAGCGTTTCGATGAGGATTATGCGCGTTGTTACTATCCGCAAGCCACCGGCGTCCGCCTGCACAACGTCTATGGCCCTGGCCCCCGTCAAGGTACTCTTCTTTGGCATTTACTCAACGACAATCCGGTCAGGCTCGTAAACGGCGGGCGGAACGTGCGCCACTTCACATACATTGATGACGTGATAGAGGGCTTAATCTATGCTTACGCCTGCAACAGGCAGCTCATCAACGTGGCCAACCCGGAAGAAACAAGCATATATGATTTCGCATTGGCCGTTCAGGAGCATAATCACGCTGAAATCTTGCTACTTAAGGAAAAGCGAGAATTTGACAAAATCGCCCAAACAGTTGATGAAGGCATATTAACAGTACCTTTGTCGTACACGCCGGTTCAGGAAGGCATTAGGCGCGTATTTGAAACTATCGACAATGGCACGGCGCAGTAAGATAACACGCATGGACAAATGGGATGTTCCTGCCTCTCGGCCACGGCTGAAAGGTGGGAATATCCCACTTTGTGATTTGACAGCACGCCCGGCAATCCACCAACTCGGCTCTTTGGTCTATTTCTCGCAGTTCAAGCGCACCAAGCGCGGCACGCCGTTCAGCGAGATAAAGCAGTCGGCCGACATTGCGGCGTTGTTTGCTGACTCTGCCGCCAACTTCATTGAGCGTCTTGTCAACAATACGGAAGACTGGTGTATCATCACTACTCCCCGGCGACGCAATGCAGTCGGATTCCACTTTGCCACAGCGGTATGTGAACGAATATCGGCCACCCTCGGCATTCCATTCTATGCCGATGCCGTCCAATGTATCAACCGCAACCGACTGGATCCTGACTTTCATCTGCTCCGCCCCATAGCCGAGCGGCGGGTGATAGTCTATGATGACATCATCACCACCGGCACAACTCTGACGGCTACGGCTTCATTGTTGGCCGATCGTGATTTTGTTCTCAACCTCATAGGCATCAATAACCGCTAAAATCATATCTCCCGGCCATGTCCTTGACCTTATCCCCACCATGTTTTGGAAATAAAAGTCCAAGAATCGTAAATAAAATGGCCAAAAACGGCAATTTTTGAGGCGTATCTGGAAATTTTTTCAAAGGCGGGAGAAAGACAAAACAGTATTATGAACATAAACGACAGCAACCCATTCTACCTATTGTTTCTTTGGCTGCTCTCATAATTACAATTCCAGCCTCTGATTATATACAAAATCTCTCCCGAATTATATAATAACCTCTCATACATCATCACAATGGCAAAGAAAAACAAACAGAACAAGGCTCAAGAACGTCGACCAACTGAAAAACAAGAGAAGTTCTGCCAATTCTATCTCGACACAGACGGCAATGCTTCCGAGGCTTACCGTATGGCCTATGATGCCACCAATATGCAGCCTAATTCGGTTTGGAACGCTGCAAGCCTTCTCTTGGACAACCCAAAGGTTGCCCAAAGGATAGAGGAAATACGAGCAGAGCGCGCTGCCGCATCCGTTGTTGAACGCAAAAAGGTCGAAAAGGTGCTTATGGATATAGTGACCGCTGACCCCAATGACCTCTATATAGTTGACCCGAAGAGTGGCAAAATCAAGATGAAAGCTCCGAGCCAACTCCCCAAGCGAATGCGCAACGCATTGAAGAAAATTAAAAATAATCGAGGCATTGTAGAATATGAACTGAATGGCCGAGTAGAAGCTGCAAGATTATTAGGTTCATGGAACGGCTGGGATGCTCCCAAAGAAGTAAATGTGAGCAATACGGGTAATGTAATGGGCGAAATCCGCATCGGTTTTGATGATGACCAGGAATAATGTGGGTGTAAGCAAAACCGCATTATTTGATTACATATTGCCAAAGTGGTTAGATAATTCCCCAAGGAAATACAGAACCGCGTAAGCAAACAGTCCCAAAACACTTTCAAACTGTCAGAATCAATGATTGTCAATTACAAAAAACTGAACCCTGTCGGATTTCACCTGCTGAAACTGTTGCCGGATAAGAATATTCGCCAAATCATACTTTATGGCGGCTCATCATCCGGCAAATCATTCAGTGTGGCCGAGTGCTTTCTTATCCTGCAACTTCAGGAGGGTAAGAACATGCTCGTCATGCGTAAGGTCGGGGCATCAATCAAAGATTCAATCTACGAGTCATTCAAGGCGGCGGCAGAACACCTCGGCATTTCCAGCCTGTTTCAGTTCAAGGACGGCATCAAGGTTATCAAATGTATCCCCAACGGGGCAAAGATAACATTCAAAGGTCTTGACGACTCCGAGAAGATTAAAGGCTTGGAGAGCGTCAAGCGCGTGTTCATGGACGAATGGAACGAGTTTGAGGAGGGAGACTACAAGCAGATGAAACTCCGTCTGCGCGGCATGGAGGGCCAGCAGCTCATATATGCCTTCAACCCCATCAAGGAAACGCACTGGATAAAAAAGAATGTTTTCGACATAGAGCGGTGGCACGATGTACCCATGACTGTCGAGATTGGGGGCGATGTGATACCGCCGGAACTGACACAGGTCAAGAGCATGAGGATGAACGCGCCCAAAAGCATGATACACGCGAGAACCGGGGAGATTATCGAACACCCCTCCGACATGGTTGTGATTCAGACCACCTACCTCAATAACTTTTGGGTCATAGGCTCGCCCGACGGCAAATACGGCTATTATGATGAACAGTGTATCGCCACCTTTGAGCATGACAGACTGAATGACCCCGATTATTACAACGTGTACGCACTTGGAGAATGGGGCGTTATCCGCACCGGGTCAGAGTTCTTCAGTTCGTTCAACCGTGGCAAGCATTGCCGGAAGATAGATTTTGACCCTCGTTTGCCTATCCATATCAGCGTTGACTCCAACGTACTGCCTTACATATCCTGCACTTTCTGGCAGGTTTACACGTCCAATGGATGTGATATAAGGCAGATTGACGAGATATGCGCCGAATCCCCGAACAACACCGTCAGGAAGTCGGCCAAACTCGTTGCCAAGCGTCTGAAAGAACTAGCTCCCGAAAAGGTGTTCATCCATGGCGATGCCTCAACGAGAGCAGCCAATAACATAGACGATGAAAAACGCTCATTCCTTGACCTCTTTATCGACACGCTGCAAAAGGAGGGTGTCGAGGTCGTGGATTGTGTAAGCACCAAAAATCCGAGTGTGCCGATGTCGGGTGAATTTATCAACGCCATCTTCGACCACATCCTGCCGGGCCTTGACATCACAATTGGCGAGAACTGCAAGACCTCAATCGAGGATTACATGAGCGTGCAGAAAGATGTCAACGGCGCCATACTCAAGACAAAGGTCAAGAATAAAATCACCATGCAGACCTATGAAGAGCATGGACACTTATCCGACACATTCCGCTATATCGTGACTGATGTGATGAGGGAGCAATTCCTTTTGTTCTCCAACCGCCGCAAGCGCAACCTCTACGCCCGCGACGGTGTGATTCATTTCTATAATCCGGATACCGACTGCAAGTATAGCCGGGAGATTGTCTATGCCATGCCGAATATCAACGGCAAATTCGCCCTGGTACACGGCAAGCTGTGCGGAGAGAAATGGCTCATCGTGAATCTGATGCTGAGAGAAACCTCATCGACAGATGAGATTGCCGAAATACTTGTGAACGTGAACAGCCCTCAGACCATCATCGAGTGCGCCCCGGCATATTTCCGGTTTGTCCGCGATCTGCGAAAGGAAATACCCAATGTCCGGGCAATGAATGAGACCTCCGATGTAGGCAGACGCATAGCAGCCACATCGGACTTTGTGAAGAACCATCTGCTCTTCAACGAGGCCCGGCTGAATGATGATGCCGAGTATGCCTTGTTCATGACAAACCTCATGGACTACAACCGCGACACCGGCGACAGCATAGAGGCAAGTGCTGTTCTGAGTGGGTTCATTCAGTTCGTGGTAAAATTTCAGTTTCAGAGTGAGCAACCACCTAAACCTTGAATTTACAAGCGGTTAAGCCGTATTTTAGCACTCTCCCTAAAATCGGTTTTTTCGCGATTTGGCACAACCGACAATTATAGTGCTTTTCTTTGCCACAAAAGAGAAAAGCATGAATTTCTTACAACGCATATTCAATCCCAAAGAAAAGACCGAGGCATTGGTTGTCAAGGAGGATGCGGCACCACAGGCCAGCCCTCAATCCGACAGTCAGGCCGGGTGGGGTAACTACGTTGTCGATGCTTGGAGATACCATCAGATTGTGTCAATGCTCGACGGTCTAATCCGTCCGTCAGTAGTAGGCAACAACTTCATACAGCTATTCAAGACCATTCCGGAAGTGTTCTGGCCGATAGACTTTATCGCCAAACGCATATCGGAGGCTCACTTTGACTTGAAAAGGGTAAAGGATGACAGCATAGTGTGGTGCAACCGCCTCGGGGCCGACACCATACTCAAACAGCCGAACCCGATCATGACGTGGCGCGAAATAGTGTATCAGCATTTCGTCTATAAGCTGGCCACCGGCAACGCCTTTTTCCGAGCGTCCATGCCGGATAACATCACCGCCGATGCCATAAAATTTCAGTGGTGCACCAACTACTGGAGTCTGCCGGCCCATCTCGTCACGGTCAAGCCGATGGAGTACAGCTATTGCGTCCCCATGTTCGGCATAGCCAAGATTGAGGAACTGATCAAAGGCTATAACCTCGACCTCGGCGCGTATTCCGGCCTCACCATCCCTTATTACCAGATATGGCATGACCGCGACGGCATACCCGAACTGATAAAGGGTAGCGGCTATCTCAAGGCCGACAGCAGACTGCTCGCCGTGAAAAAGCCGATAGCGAACCTCATAGCGGTATATGAGGCCCGCAACGTGATTTATCTGAAACGCGGCGCCCTCGGTTTTATCGTTGCCCAGAAATCAGACGAGACTGGAACCGTAGCCCTTGAACCCAACGAAAAGGAAGAACTGCGTAAGGAGTTCAACAGCAAATACGGATTCGGAGAGGGTAAATCGCCGTATGTGATTACCGATATCCCTGTCAACTTCATCAAGACAAGTTCGTCCATAGCCGAGATGCAGCCGTTTGATGAAACACTCGAAGATGCCATCAAGATAGCGTCCGTGTTCGGCATCCCTTCTGTTCTGGTGCCTCGCAAAGACCAATCGACATTCAGCAATCAGGACACGGCCGAGAAAAGCGTCTATACCTCGGTAATAATCCCGGCGGCCAAACGGTTCTGTGAGGCTCTCACGACATTCCTCGGCCTTGAACAGAAAGGTCTTTATCTCGACTGCGATTTCAGCGACGTGGCATGTCTGCAAATAGGACTCAAAGAGAGCGAGGAGGTGAAGAAGCTCACCAACGAGCGTTGTCTGTCGCAGTTCAACAACGGCCTCATATCCATCAACGACTGGCGCTCACAGATACATGAGGACGCACTCGATGGAGACATCTTCGACAAGACTAAGTTCGAGATGACCCTCGAAGAGATAGCCAGGGTTGACAGTGTGATAAAGGCCCAAGCCTCACCGATACAGATAAACACCGGCCGGCCCGGTGAAAACAATGCCGGAAACAATCAATTAAATAACAAACCCTCGAAAGGAGAAAACAATGAAAGAACAGATGATTAACCTCCAGTACGAAACAAAAGCGCTGGATGTATCTGAGAAAGGTATCGTCACCGTAGGGGTGAACGGTATAGGCATCGAGGACGCACAGCACGACATCTCGATGCCGGGGTCATTCGCGGACACTCTACGCGATGACATAGCTAAAATGCGGTGGTATCTCAACCACGACACGCGCCAGCTTTTAGGTGTGCCGCTGTCAGGCGAGGAGAAAGACAACAACCTCATCATGACCGGGCAACTCAACCTCAAAAAGCAGATAGGCCGCGACATTCTGGAAGATTACAAACTCTTCCGCGATGCCGGACGCACCCTTGAACACTCCATCGGTGTCAAGGCTCTCGCTCGTGATGAGGAGGACCGCCGCAAGGTAGTGAGGTGGAAGATGCTCGAATACTCCACGCTGACCGGATGGGGAGCCAATCCCCAGACGTTCCTTGTGGGACTGAAGAGCGCCACCGAGGACCAGATCAGAGATGCCGTGGAACTTATCCGAATGGCTTTCAAGCAGCACGGATATTCCGACGAGCGACTTAAAAACTACGATATGGAACTCAACCTGCTACTCAAATCACTTGGGGGCGGTTTGATAGTGACGTGTCCGTGTTGCGGTCATCAGTTCGATTACGACAACGAGCCGGAGCATACTTTCTCGCAGGAAGTACAAGACGCGGCGTTAGAGTTCGTATCGTCTATCGCCCGCAATGAGGCCCGCCGCCAGATAGACCGCTACCGCCCCGAGATTCAGGCGGCCGTGTCCTCGATTATCGACGGCATGGCGGCTACCAAGAAAGAACTGACCACAAAGAGCATCGCCGATGCTTTCGCATATGTGCGCTGCCCTTATTGCTGGTCCCGTGTATTCCGCAACAACGGCCTTCTCGTTCCCGAGTCCACCGAGACCAAGGAAAAGAAACCCGAGGACACAAAACCCGATGCCGGAGATAAGCCGGAGGACGAGGAGAAGAAACCCGGCAAGAAAGATGATGACACCAAGAAGAAATCAACCGATGTCCCGGCACCATCGCCCTCGTTCTGGGCGACACTCAACGCCGCTACCAAAAAGTAAACAATCACCATTTTAATTTCATAGTGCATTATGGCTAAATTAACAATCAAAGAAGTACAGGAGATTGTAGGTGTCAAGACCGCCGGTCTCCCTGACGAGCAGAAACAGTTCGTCACAACTCTACTCGGTGCTTTCACCGACGCAATTAACAAGAGTGTCGGCGATGTAGTCGACACCGCCGCGCTCAAAGAGGCTCTCAAGCCTTTCGTAGCCGAGGACGGTGTAACTCTTACATCTCTTGCCAAAGAGAACAAGGAACTCATTGATCAGGTCAAGAGCCTGTCCGAAGCTCTCGACAAAATGAAGAAGCGCGGCATAAGCCTCGATTTCATCAGCAAATTCAACGAGGCTTTCGACGAGATGTACGATTCTCCCAAGATGCAGGACTTTATCAACGACCGTGAGAAGTCGTCAGGCTCTTTCGCTTTCAAGGACATCTCTCTCACCGGCAACGTGGTCCCCGGCGGAAGACTCACCATGACACAGCCGAGCGACCGTGTCGTGACCCAAGCCACTGACAAGAAGCTCCATGTGCGAGATTTCGCAACCGTACTCCCCGGCGATCCCGAATTCCCCATCTTCGCTTTCCAGCAGATATACAAAGTGGACCGCAACGCCCGCTATGTGCCCGAAAACGGCATGCTGCCCGAATCGAGCCTCAGCATCAAGGAGGAAACCGCCCAGGTTTCCCGCGTCGGCCACCACTTCAAGCTGTCCAAGCGTGCGCTCAAGTGCAAGACCTATCTCCGTGGCTATGTCATGAACTGCCTGCTCTCCGGCGTCCGCGATGCCGAGGACTTCCAGATTCTTTTCGGCGACGGCTCCGGCGACAACCTCAAAGGTATCACGCGCTACGAAGGTGTCATGCCTATCGAGAAGATAATCTCCGATGCCATCTTCACAGTGGCCGCCGGCGGCGTGCTGTCCATCGAGGCTGTCGAGAACGGTCTTATCGTGGAACTCAAGGGACCCAACGACTTGCTCATAGAAGGTCTGAAGGTGACAGGCTCATCCGCTGTCACAAATACAGACCTCAACAAGACCTACGATGTGATCAAGGTCAACGACCGCCGCATCTTCCTCGAAGGAGCCAAGCTCGCCGACTCCAACACCGACGCGCTTCTCGCCGCCGACGCCTCCGCGCTGAAACTCACTTTCAAGAACGGAGCATATCAGAGCATCGAATCTCCCAACAGCATCGACGCGCTGGAGACGGCTATATCGGTGATGACATACGCCCAGTTCGTTCCCACCGTACTGGTGCTCAACCCCATTACCATCAACTCCATCCGCTGTGAAAAGGCTACCGACGGCAACCGTCTCGAAGTGGTCAAGGACATCAACGGCAACCCTGTCATCGGCGGCCTCCGCGTCGTGCCTTACAGCGGTATGCCGGTGGGCAAATACTTTCTCGGAGACATGCAGCGCGGCGCCCAGATCATCGACTATACTCCGCTTACAGCAGAGTGGGCCGACGACGTTAACACCAAACTCAAGAATCAGGTCGTGCTTCTGGCCCAGGCCGAAGAGATTGTGCCGGTATTCTGTCCGTGGGCATTCTCTTACGGAAGCATCAGCGCCTTAAAGACCGCCATCAAGAAAGCGTAAGTCATGGACTATATTCTTAGAGGCGATTCCAAAGAAGTGGCGAAAGTCCTTCAGGAAAACCGAATCCGCGTTGAGCGCGGCGTGATTGAGTTCACGCCCGTTCAGCCGGACGCGGCTCTCGATGCCGATTGCATTGAGACTATCAAGGAAAGCCATGCCGCGATTGCAGCAGACTGTCAGCGGATGACCGTCGCCCAGCATGAACTTGCGGAGATAATCCGCGAAATTCTGGCAAGTGCGATGGCACATGGCGGAGTACTCTCCGATGAACTTGCCGGGCGTCTTGACAAGTTCGGCATCATCGTTCCCAAAATCGCCGAAAGCGTTCCCGAAAGTGCCGAAACGCCCGAAAACGAGGGTGAAAACGTACCCGAAACCGTTCCCAGCGCACCCGAACCGATGGAAGATAACAAGAACGTGGAGGTCGAGGACATGACGGAAGTCAACCTCGATGATGTCAAAGACATTCCCGAGGAAGATTCCAAGCCCGAACCTGCCTCGACCCCCAAGAAATCACGATCCAAAAAATCAGAGTAACAATGCTGATAGACTGCTCATATTTCACCGACGGCCCGCGCCACATTCAGAACGCGACCCTCGGGACACAAGGAAAGATGCCGAACCCCAATGCTGAAGAGGTCAACGGGGCGATTGAGGCATACATCCGCAAGTTCCAAAGGCCGTTTCTCAAAGGCGTTGTTGGGGCTCCGATAGCCGGAGCCGTAATATCATACCTCAAACTCATCGACAAAAACGAGCACGAGGAACGTGACGCGGCTCTTGACATGGTCGTGGAACAACTTAGAGAACCATTCGCAAACTATGTGTTCTACAAGATTCTGCGCGATGCCAACACTCAAGCCACCATGACCGGGCTTGTCCGGCTCAAATGCGCCAATGATTATGTCGCGCCTCTGCGCCGTCAGGTATCGACATGGAACGACATGGTGGATATGATAGCAGACTTCTCGGAATGGTGCAAGACCTCGGATTGCAACGTTCCCGGTATCACAACAGATTCAAACTTTCTCACTAAAATCAACGCCCTCAACATATGAACCGTAGCCGGGAGATAATCGAGATATTCAATGATGTGGTCAAGGCAACCGCCGACGGCTGCACAATCGTTGTTTCTTCCCGGAATGGTGAGACACATGAAATGGAGTGTCCCGAAATCAACTATGTATTCGGCAACTCCCAATATGTGAAAGACCATCTGGACGAGTTGAGCAAGACGCCCAAGGGTAACGACATGAAGTTTCCCCTCATCGCCCTGTTCTGCCCGTTTGAGGAAAGGCGCAGCAATCCCGATTATTTCAGCAAGTCCACCGTCAATGTGCTGATAGCGTGTCCCACATCGAAAGAGTGGAGCAACGTGGAGAGGCTGGAGCGGTCATTCCAGAACATACTCCGGCCGATATACAACCGTCTGCTTGAGGCTCTGAAAGAGGACGGGCGCATTGATTTCGGATATGAGGAAGTCATAAAGCACAAATACTCTGAAAACTACTCTTATGGCAGATATGGGGCGCACACCGGTACCGGGGAACAGGTGAGCGAACCCATTGATGCCATTAACATCTCCAATCTCGAATTAACAATAACAAATCAAACTTGCAGATAATATGCGAAAATTAAGAACCTGCCAGGATTCAGTCCTGCACACGGGCGTATCAAAATGCCCGGTGGATTTCGGCCGAATGAAGGGGGCGATTATCCTGCCTCCCGGCCAGAAACTTCCCGACAACCTAACGCTAGAATCTCTTGAGAAGATGGTCCATGCCGACCGTGCCGAGAGAGCATACGGCATAGTCACGTTCTGCGAATATGCCGACGAGGGCGGCGAGGCCCAGACGGGATCTGTCGGCTACGGCGGACTCGGCGTTACGGGCTATTCCGACCGTGCCGACACATTCACTCTCGACAAGAACTATCCCGAACTCCACGCATCACTGACGAGGTGCGCAGAAAAGAAATGGGGTGCGTATTTCTTCGACGAGAAGAAGTTCCTTTATGGCCTCAATGACGGTACCGACACGCTGGCACCGTTCCCGATGAACACAATCCATTCCAACGCCACGCCCTATCCGACAAGCTCTGCCAAGTCCACAATGACAGTCAAGTTCTGCCATGAAGATTCCCGTGCCGCTATCGAGGATGCCGATTACGTCAAACTCGATTTTGACCCTCGCAAGGCCACGCTCGGACTCGTTGAAGTCCTGCTCGTCAAGGTGGGCACGGCCGGCAATGAATACAAGATCATCGAGAAGGTTGGCGGTTTCGACCTCACATCGACCTATGGCCAGCTTATAGCCGACAATGCCAATCTTGTCGCCGGCGCGACCTCAGCGGTTTCATATGACGCAGAAAAGGAAACACTCACCATCGCCACTACTGGCTCGGCAGTCCCCAAGCTCAAAGCCCCCAAGACCCTGCATGAGGCTGGTGTATCAGGCATCGAACAGCTTTAACCGCCATGCTGAAATATGAAAATGTGACATTTCTCAAGGAACCGGCCAAAAGGCTCACAAAAGAAGAGTTCATCGCCCTGCATTTGAATGTCTTTTGGCCGGACCGGGATGAGGCGACCCGAAAGAAGATGCTCGGGACAGTCCATGACCTCATCACCGGGGCAAAGAAAGCAAAAAAGTGATTAACCGGGGCGGGGGTGCATATCTCCGCCCCTTGATTTATAACTATGGACATTCAAGGAGTCTGCGACATAATACACAAAATAGCCGAGGGATTCGAGGAGAACGCGATGCAGTGTCTCTCGGACCATTCAGGCAATGTGGTAGTGGCCGTTCAGGAGCAGATTTACAGCGGACAGAACGGCGAGGGCGCCATGCTGTCGCCCACCTATGACGCTGACCCATTCTTTGAAGAGGATGGACCGTGGTATCACCGCGCCGCCGATTACAAGGCGTGGAAATACGAAATCACGCCGCCTGTCGGCAGCAGCCTTCTCGGACTGCCACCGCGCCCGGACAACGTGCCCAACCTTTTCATCAACGGCAAATTCTTCTCCGAGATTACGGCCATGCGGAGAGGCGATATGCTTTATGTAGACCCCGGACCCGGGGACGGCCCCGACATCGTGGCCAAATACGGTGACGAGATTCTTAACATGGGACCGAATGCCGTGGAGTATTTCAACCGGGAATATATGTGGCCGGCGATAGAGAGATTTTATAACGAATGCGGATACCGATGAGTTGTGCGTGTGAGAATAAACGGATGGGTCAGGAGTTAGACCGATTCCGGCGATTAGCAAAAGCGTGGGCCAGGATGAATGATGAAACAGCTATGATTTATCTTAATCCCGATGGGACGTATGGGTTCGCGTCAATCTCTGTGGAGATTGGGAAACCGATTGTAGAATATATATCCCCATATTGATATGCCGATAAAAATAACAGACCTCGTCGATCCCGCCGAGATTGAGAAACTGAAAGAACTTGACGCCGAACTGCTGAAAGTCCTTGAAACCTATACCAAAGTGGCAAAAGATTTGGCCAAAGGGATAGATTTCAATGTCAGCGGCATCGATGACATTGACCGTTTGGAGAAACTGCTTGTGGAACGCGGGCGCGAGGCCATGCAGGTACAGCAGCAGTTGACACGTGTTGTCACCGAACAGAGTCAGGCCGTGGCCAATACCACGAACACCATCTCCCGGCAACTCATGGAGCAGGAGCGCGTCAACAAGACCCAGCGCGAGGCATACACCGAACACGAAAGGGTTAAGAAACTTCTCGACCAATATCACGATACCTACGAGGGTCAGATTCAGAGCCTCGTCAAGATTAACAAGCAACTCGCCGACAACAAAAAGGCTCAAAAGGATAACGAAAAGGCTCTATCAATGGGCCGCGTGTCCATGGGGCAGTTCACGGCCAAACAAGCCGAACTGATAGCACAGCACCGCTCCCTTACACAAGAGAAGAAAACCCTCACACAGATTATGACCGCCGAGGAAAAGGCGGCGCAGTCTCAGGAAGGGAGCTATGTCCACATGTCGCAGCAGCTTGAATTGCTGAAAAAGGCTTACAAGGATTTGAGCGAGGAGGGTCGCAGCTCTGATTTCGGAAAGGAATTGGAGGCATCCATTCAGAACCTCGACGCGCATCTGAAAGACGTGGCCGCCGACATGGGCGAGTTTCAGCGCAATGTGGGCAACTACGCGATAGCCGGACAAAACGGCGTCGTGGCCACCGAGAGCGTGATTGCCGCCCTCAATCAGGAGGCACGCACAACACAGGACGTCATCGACCAGACCAAGATTCTTGAAGAGGCCAAGATGATGCTCAACAAGGAAGATTCCAACTACCAGTCAACCCTCGACAGCATAAACGCCAAACTAGAAGAGAACAAACGCAAACTCACCGATGTAAGCGACATCCTCGGCAAAGAGGCCAAGACCGTAGCCGAGGCCGAGGCGCAGAACAAACGGCTGTCGGAGGCCATAAAGCACATAGACCTCACCTCGGCCGATGCAAAACAGCGTCTTGCGGAGATGAGGGCGCAGATCGAGAAGAACAACCGCACCATCGGCGAGGCCACCGGTGCCAACGAGAAGTTTGCCGACAGCCTCCTCAATATGGTTGGCGTAAATACCAATCTCGGCAGTTCCTTTCAGTCGTTGAGCGGCAGCGGCAACTTCCTCGACGGCATGAACACAAAGGTCAAGGCGTTTGGCAAGACATTGCTCGGGCTTCTGGCCAATCCGTGGGTACTCGCATTTCTCGGTATCGCCGGAGTCGTGGCAGGGTTCAAATGGTGGTACGACTACAACAAGGGACTGATTGAGGCATCAAGGCTGACACAGAACTTCACCGACGCGACCGGAGAGGCCGCTGACAAAGTGACGGCAGACATGGGAGCATTGGCCGACCACATGGGCAAAGGCTATGAGGAAACCATCGGGGCGGCCAATACCCTTGTTCAGCAGTTCGGCATCTCTTGGGAGGAGGCGATGACACTCATGGAGGACGGCATACAGGCCGGCGCCGACATGAGCGGCAATATGCTCGCCAACATAGACCGCTTCGCCCCGGCGTTGCGCGATGCCGGAGTGAGTGCCGATGAATTCATGTCGATACTCGCCGAGACACGCAACGGCATATTCAGCGAGCAGGGCGTTCAGGATATAGTCAAGGCCGGAACACGTCTGAGAGCCATGACCAAGCAGACCGAGGAGTCACTTGATGCCGTGGGCATATCGGCCAGACAGATGCAGGCAGACCTCGAATCCGGCAATATCTCCATGCTCGATGCGGTACAGCAGGTAGCCGGAAAACTGAAAGAACTGCCCGAGAACTCGCAGGAGGCCGGAGAGGTGATAAAGAATGTCTTTGGCCGAACCGCCGCCGAGGGAGGCACGCTGCTGATTCAGTCCATAGCCGATGTGAACACCAATCTCGATGTCGCAAAAGAGCGCATGGGCGATTTGGGACGTGTCAACCGAGAACAGATGGAGGCTCAGAAAGAACTTAACGAGACTCTCGCCGCCGTGTTCAAGATGAGCGGGACCAACTTCGAGCAGATGACCACACAGGCCAAGACCTACATTGTGCAGGGTTTGACCAACATAATCAAGGGGTGTGTCGATATTGTGAACTGGTTTATCCGCATGTATAACAAATCCATCGTGGTACGCGGCGCGGTCAACAGTATCGTCAATTCTTTCAAAACCATGTGGGAGATAGCCAAGTTCATCCTCAGCCAGATTGTGGACTCGTTCAAGGCCATGGGCACCGTGATAGAGGGTGTTGTCACCTTGGATTGGGATAAGGTAAAGCAGGGATGGGGCGACGGCATGAAAGCGTTGGCGGGCAATGTTGAGACTATGGCCCGGAATATCGCGTCGAACACCGCCCAGGCATTCAACAACACCCTCAATGACGAGATGCAGGAGGTATCGATTGACCTCAACGCCAATCTCAATACCGTCAATTCGAGTGGAAACGCTCCCGGCAGCGGCAATAACGGCACGGGCGGTTTATCCGGCGCCGGTAAGGACAAGGATGACAAGGATGCCGAGAAACGCGCCAAAGAGGAATTGAAACGCCTGCATGAACTTGAAGAGTCCAGAATATCCGTAATGGCCGAGGGGCATGAAAAAGAACTTGCCATGATCCGTCTGAAATTCAAAAAGAAATTGGACGAGATAAAGGGCAACAGCGAAACCGAGAACGCCCTGCGTATTCAGTTGGCCGAGCAGTGCCAGCAGGAGATTGCCGAGTGCGAGCGGAAGTATCAGACCGAACTTGCCAAAATCAACCTTGAGAATCGTCTGGCCGCTGTCGAGAAAGGCAGCAGGGAGGAACTTGATTTGAAACTCGCACAGTTGGAGGCGGAACGCGCCGCCGAGATTAAAGCTGCTGAACGTACCGGCGCCGATGTCAATCTCATCAATGCCAAGTTCAACAAAGAGCGTCAGGCTATGGAGGAAGAATATGCGGACACCCTCGCCACAAAGACCGAGGAACGGTACAGCCGGGAACAGTCGGCACGCGACAGCGCCATGATAGGCGAGATTAATGCGTTGAAGTCAAGGATGGCCGAGGAACTGAAACTCGCCGCCGGGAACTCCGCAAAGCAGGCCGAGATAAAAGAGCGGTATGAGGCGGCCGAGGCCGAGATAACCGAGAGGTACGCCCAGCAGTCAGCACGCGCCGCTGTCGCCATGCTGGAGGAAATTCTGAACACTGAGAACCTGTCAGCCGAGGAGCGGGCGAAATACGAGGCCGATTTGGCGAGGGCAAAGGCTGATTTGGAAACAGCTATGGCCGATGCCGCCATTGCCCAGATAGAGCGTGTCAATGATGCCGATGCAAAGGCGAGCGAGAAACGCCGGGCAAATGCCCAGCAATGGCTCCAAGTGGCCGCTGACTCCCTCAACACCATCTCCGAACTTGTGGCCACTGTCTATGATGCCAAAATCACCAAGATTGAGGAGGAGCAGGAGGCGAACACAGCCTCCGGAGAGGCCGAGCAGGAGCGTATCAGCGAACTTGTCGAGAAAAAGGTCATAACCGAGGAGGAGGGCGAGGCCCGGAAAAGAGCAGCCGAGGCCGCGACCGCCAAAAAGAACGAGGAACTTGAAAAGAAAAAACAGCAACTCAAACACAAACAGGCCGTATGGGATAAGGCCAACGCTGTCGCACAGGCAGGAATCGCTACCGCTCTCGCCATAATGAACGCTCTCCAAATGCAGCCTTTCCCGGTGGGCATAGCCATGGCCGCCATTGCCGGAGCTATGGGAGCCGTACAGATAGCCACAATCCTTGCGACACCGATACCCAAGTATGCCAAAGGAACCGACCGGCACAAGGGCGGCCCGGCTATCGTAGGTGATGGCGGTGTGCCGGAATTGGTAATCTTCGGCGGTAAGTCCTGGATAACTCCCGACAAGCCCACTCTTGTCGATATGCCGGCCGGCGCAATGGTCGTCCCGAATATTGACGGAGTGGACGACGGCACGCCCGGACTTTTGCCCGTGTATGGCACCAATGGTGGGAATACTCCTGTTATCGTCAATAATGACTACACGGCTTTACAGCGCGAGGTATCGACTGTCGGCGGTTTAATCAGACAGCAGACCCGACAGCAGAGCCGTACAGCCAAAGAAATAGCATTACAGCAATTCATCTTATCCAAAATATGATAGAAAGACTTGAACAGCTCACACTCTCGCAGTTTGTTGATCTGGTATGCGGTGACACAACGATTATGCGTGGAAAGGGCAACACCGATAAAACGGCAATAGCGTTACGGAATATCGTGATGGAGTATAGGAGTATCGCGGATCCGAGCGGAACTCATTCGTATCTCCAGCGAATTGAGGATTGGATAAAAGCAAAGATTGAGGTCATCGTGTTTACAATGTGCCTCAACCTTGCGACGCTCAAACAATTCAGCCGAGTGCGTGATGTCCTCGCCGCATACGGACTATCTTCTTCAGGATGGAATGACAGCCGCGTGGAGGGGACGGTAAACGCCCGGCTCTCGCAGGCTCAACGGACGCTCGACGAGATAGAGTCCGAGAATGAGAAAGCCGAGGCCGAGCGAGAGAATATCCGCGCACAGTTCGACACGCAGACCGCCGCTCTGATGGCAAATTTCAAATTCCAGATAGACCCGGACACCATCAAGGCCACGTTGTATGCTAATCTCGTAGCCCGGTATAATCGTGAAATAAAGGCTCAAATGACTGCGATGAGAAAAAAATGATGGTAGACGTGCATTTTTTCTCCGAAAAATTTGCACCAATGGAGCAAAATTGCTACCTTTGCATTGTTGTTAACAACAAGAGTTCTTTAATTTATGAAGTATTCCGAATTAGAGGCCGAATTAAAGGCCGCAGGATGCTGGGTCATTCGGAAAGGCGGTAATCATCTAATATGGTATTCGCCGATTACGGATAAGAAATTTCCACTTGGCCATCATGGTTCAAAGGAAGTTCCACCTCCTACCGAACGCAGCGTCCGCCGACTCTCCGGGGTTAAGAAATCCTGACAGTCGGAGTTCCGAAAGATGAGTTGGGGGAGTAATCCCCCACTCATTACTTCATAACTTAATAAGGATAAATGTTGTTAAGAATAAAGGAGGCTTAAACACCTCCTTTTCATAAGACTTTAATAATTTCACTCAGATGAAAGCGAACATAGTTTTTGAAATGGCAAAGGATGGCGGATGCTCCTGCTATATGTTGGAGGAAGTACCCGACTTCGGTCTGCTTGGTTATGGAAATACCCCTCAGGAGGCAAAGGCTGATATGTTGCAAGCTTATGAGGAAATCAAGGAACTTCTCATAGCCGAGGGCAAATCTCCGGCAGAATTGGAGTTTGTGTACCACTATGACATGAAATCATTCTTTGAGTATTTCGACTTCTTAAATGTGTCGAAAGTAGCAGAAAGGGCCGGTATCAACCCCTCACTCATGCGCAAGTACACGTCTGGAGTGGCTAACGCCGGGGAGGGTCAGTATCTGAAACTCCAGAAGGCTATTCACTCGATCGCACACGAGTTGGCGACAGCCAATTTCTAAAATATCCTGCCCGTGAGGGTAGACTTCATTAAATTAAAGAACCCCGCCGTGTCCTTTGTGGCACGGCTTTTTTTACACCCTACTGAATAAATCTGCGGCTCGTTGGTAACTCCTTGCAAAACGCAAGAGTTATGAACAACCGCAGATTTAACAACGGGCGCAAGCAAAAAAGGCTTGACCGTATCGAGAGGAAATGCGACCGTATCCTCTACGAACTGGCAGTTATCCGCCACCAGTTATCGTATCGTGACAGCGACATAGACGGTGCCATAGAACGCATGCACCGTAATGCCCGGCGCATGAGAATCGAGGCTCATGGAAAAGCCACTCTACTTTGACCCTTTTGGCCAAACAGAATTTACCCACCTTGGCCATAATATGATTGACC